CCGAGCACCTCGATCTCGACGTAGGTTGCCCACGAGGGGATCGCGACGGTGCCGGTTCCGGAGGTGTAGAGGTAGGCTACCGAGGTTGGGCGCCACGTCAGGTCAGCACCCGCGCCGGCTGAGGTTGGGACTTCGTTGGCGGCGCCAGGGGCGAGTCGGCCCCATGACGCGGCGCCGCGCATGAGGAGATCGCCGCGGGCTTCGCTGGTGATCGTGAGGTCGGTCACGCTCCAGACGGTGCCCGACCCGCTGACGGTCACATCCCCGTAGGCGCCGTCCGAGACGCCAGATCCGCTCACCGTCTGCCACGTCGAGTCTTCCCGGAGGAACTTCGTGGACCCACCCGAGCCCGACCCGAGTTGTGCGGGCGGGACGTAGGCCGAGCCATTGAGCCCCGCGTAGCCGTTGGCCGCGCCCTTGTTGCCCTTGTCCTCCAGCACCCGAGCCGCCGCCGCCCGGAAGATTGACCACTCGCCGGTGGTGACGTCGCACCCGAGGTCCCCCTTCTGGGTTGGCGCCCCGGTGACGACCGCCCGAAGCCGGCCCATGACCTGCTGGACAATGCTCACGGGTCGTACCTCCGGAAGTTGCCGAAGAGGCTAATCAAGTCCACGGAAAGCGTGCGCGCCGCTGCCGACGTTTCATAGGCGCCGAACATGAGCGAGCATGCCCCGAGGCTTGGGACGTTGGTGGTGATCTCGCTGCCGGTGGCGTGGTCTCCGATCATGGGCTGGATGCCGGTCAAGGTACGCCGAAAGCCGACCGTGCGCCACGTCGTGCCCATGGCGACGCCGAGATCCACCGCAGTCTCCGACGTGCCGTCCCGAGTGATGGCCTTCCAGTTGACGGCGCCGCCCGCCGCTGCCGCCCGGACGCCCACGCCCTTGAGTGAGTTGGCCAGCGCGCCATCTGGAAACGTCGTCACCGAGTCGAACAGTCCCGCCCACATCGTCAGGTTGGTGGCCGCCGATGCCTTGATCTTGATGCGAAACACGGTCCCGACCGGCGGCAGCCCGTAGCCCCAATCTGCCGGCCCGAGCGATACGATCCCGCCGTAGTCGCCGACGCCCGGGGTTGTGAGTTGGACAACGCCCCGCTCCGACCACGTAAACCCGCCGGTGGCCGCGCTCGCCTTGCTCGGAATCGTGGGATTCGTCGCCGCGTCCGCGCCGAGCAGGTAGAGCGACCACGCCAGCGCCCCGGCCGAGTTGGACCCGTCGAAGTCGTCGAACAGCCGGATCCCGTGGATGGTGTTGTCGGGTTCGGGGCACTCGTCGAAGAGCACCCGGTCAAACAGCACACTGAAAGCCGAGGCCGCCTTAGACACCACGACGCGGGCGTAGGCCGCTCCACTCGGAGGGCTGACCAGGGCCGACACGAGTTGCCAGGTATCCGAGGCGGCCAAGGCCGAACTGTAGAGGGTCTCCGTCGAGGCCACCGACTGCGCGGCATCCAACCACTCAACGGCGACCGTGACGGCGTGTGTCGCGTCACTCGCCTTGACCTCGGTCTGCACGGCGTAGGTCCGGCCAACGGTCACCGCGAACGGGTCCGAGTAGAGCGCGGTCGCGACGGCGGTAGACGCCAACAGTAGCCCGTATGCGCCGGTCTTCGGGGCCGCGTAGGTGCCACCGCTGTCAAGGTTCGCGTCGGTCGCCCACGTCCCGGTGCGGATCGACCACCCGTCCGGCGCGTAGGTGGCGCCGCGGGTCTGCAAGGCGAACACACCGCCCGGGAGGCCCGGGGCTCCCCGCGCCTCGGGAGCGAGGAACTGGGGGCCGACTCGCTTGGCGCGCTTGCTCGAGACCCGGGTCCCACTGGAGCGGTTGCCGCGGTCGTCTACCGCGTAGACGACGACGTCTTGCAACTCGCCGACCGGGACCGTGGTGGTGTCGGTCAGGACGCGCGAGTGGGCCGACGCCCGGTGACGGAACGTCGTGGATGCGCCCGTGAGGATGGGCGTGAACCCGACCGCGCCCGTGTGGACTTCGTAGCTGTACCCCGGCCGCCGGGACGCTACCGCGAGCACCTCGACGTGGGCGTTGGCCTCGTTGACGGTGCACGACGGCGCCGGCGGGCCGGTGACGTCCTGCAACTCGGCGATCCCCGGGGTACCGGAGTTCATGATCCAGCGCTTGGACCCTCCGGCCGCCGTGGTGGTGCGGACCGTGATGGACGTCCGCGAGGTGTCCGCGTCGATGCGGTGCCGGTAGCCCGTGACGCTGATCGTCTGGTCCGAGGAAAACCGGACGTTGTCCGCGCCCAAGGTGTAGACGTCGCCCAACTCGACGAAGTGAAGGAACGGCGCGTCCACCGTGACGACGGCCACGGGGTCGGAGAGGTCATCCAGCACGTTCTGCGCGAGCGTGTTGGCCTCGGTCGCCGTGTCGATGTTCGACGTCGAAGCCTCACAAATCGACATCCACCGCCGGCCGTACTTGGTGATCGACGTGCCGTCGGTCTTGGTGACGGTCTTACGGGTGGGCGCGCCGTCGGAGTCCAAGTCTGCCGGGTCGGAGTAGGTGACCTCCACGACGTTGCGGATGTCGGCTTCCGAGAGGGTGTCCGCCGAGATGTCGAAGTAGTAGCCACTCGACAACGTGTAGAGGCTCGTCGTCGTCGCTCGGTCGAAGGTCCCAAACGTGAGCCGATAGGCCGAGGTGCCGGCGTCCCACTTCCAGCGGAGGTACCACCCGATCTGGTCCGAGAGCATCGTCAACTCGTCGGCCAACGATTGGCACTCGGTCTGAAACTCGGTGACGTTCCAACCCGGGGACGTGGGGGTGTAGACCGAGAACAGCGTTCCGTTGTCGTCGAGGATGTCCTGCATCACCGACTCAACGGAGTGGCCCCCGCTGTCCGAGTAGGTGGCCGGCGCCTCGATCCAGCGGTTGACCAGCTCGCCGAACCGGTCCACACAGGTCAGGGTGATCGTCTGGTCGGCCAGCGCGAGGTCAGTCACGCGGCCGTCGAAGAGGAGCACCCACGTTGCCGGCGTTCCAACGCGGTCCGGCGAGACGCCGCCGTAGATCCGCACCCGGCGCCGGAGCGCGATCAGCGGGTCGCCCGAGGTCGATGCGTTGGCGCGGCTGTTCAGCATCGTCGGAACGAGCGAAATCGCGTTGAGGTCTCGGCGAAGCATGATCGTCGCGTCGGCCAGATTGGTATCGACGTCCTCGCCCCACTCCACGGATACGATCCAGTTGTGCCCGAGAAACGTCGTCATGTCCTGGAACGTGCTGTCACCATCCGACAGGTCTACGCGCACCTGCCCGACCCGCGTCCGGAGCGCGTAGAGCCGCGTCTGTTGGTCGGTCAGGGTCCGCATCAGACTTCCTCAAGGTCGAAGCCGTAGGACCGACCGGCCGCAAGGCTTCCGCTGTAGCCGGCTTGGACGAAGTCGCCGGAGATGTCGGCCACGCACGTCACCTCCACGGCGCTCGTCTCGCTGTGAATGTCGCCGCGAAGGTTGAGGTTCGGTAGGTCCGAGAACGCGTAGGCGCTCGTGCCGAACGCGGCCGCCATGCCGGCGTGGACAAGATAGGGCAGGACTACCATATCGTCGAAGTCCTGATTTCCGGCCGCGCCCGAGTCACCGAGCGTCGTGGTGGTGCTCGTGTTCGCGATGAACGGCGTACTCGCCGCGTTGTTGCTGACGCCGTCTACCCACTTTGCCCCATCGCTCCGCACGATGTAGTGGTGCCACGCGCCGCCGGTGTAGTAGTAGAGCATCACGGACCAAACGGCGCCCGTGTTGGTCGTGAAGGTCACCTGACCGGCCGCCGCAATCCGGACCCCCCGCCCGAACTTGCCAGCAACGAGCGAGGTTCCGGAGCCGGACGCCTTGCCGACGCCCTTGACCGACCACTGCCAATCGGAACCCGACTCGTTGAAGTGCCACACGTCGCCATCACCGGCCAACAGGTGCTTGATGGCATCGGCCAACGCAGGCGCGAGGGGCGGGGTTGTGATCGTCCATGTGCGCTTGGTGGCCCGGATGGACCGAATCATCGCCCCGCCGACGGTGCGGTCCGAGTCGCCGATCGAGGTCTGTACCTCGGACGCGTCATCGACCCCGACGGGCACGGCGTAGTTGTTGATCAGGACGAAGCTCACTTGCGCCTCCCTACCCAGCGACCGGCCGCCTTGGCGGGCGATCCGGTGAGGACCTTCGTTCGCTTGTCCACCGTGGCGGCCGCCGACTCGGCAAGGTCCGACACCGAGAAGGCCGAGAGCGTCGCCTTGGACACGGTCAAGTGGTAGGTGTTGCCGCCGCCTCGGGTCCGACTGCGCCGCCCGCCCGTGGTGCCCGCTCGGGTCCGCTCGCCGCCCGTGGTCCCGCCGACCGAGGTTGCCACGCCCGACATGGCCGACGAAACCTCCGCCGCCATCGCCTCGAACCGAGCCATCGCCACCTTGTAGCCGCTCGGTACGTTCGTGAGCGCCTCGGTGACGTCCTCCATCGTGTCGGCTGTCGTTGCCGCGTTGGCCGCGAGGTTCGCCTGTTCGTAGGCCGAATCATAGGTCATGTCGTTGAGCGTCGCGAGCGCGTCGGCCGCGCCTGTCGTATCGACCGCGAGCCCGTCGAGGCGTTCCACCAGCCCATCGAGCGCGCCGCCGAAGACGGCCGACAGCTTGGCGACGATTCCGGAGATGGCGCCGACCAAGGCGTTCCAGACACCGGCCACGGTCAAGAACACGTTGAGGATGATCTTGGCCAGCGTCGAGAGCACCTCGAAGAGCACCCGAAAGGCTGCATCGAGGATGGGCATGATCGGCGTCAGGATCGCGTCAAGCACCGAGAACAGGGTAGAGACCACCCCGAGCGCCGCGCCGACCACCATGAGCACCGGCGCCAAGCCCATGAGCACCTGCCCGATGACGTCGAAGACGGGCGCCAGCGCGTTGAGGAGCGTCCCGACGATCGACAGTGCGGGCATCAGGATGCCGGCAAGCCCGACGATGACCGGATCCAGCGCGGTGACGAGGTTGGCGACGGTCGCGTTGAGGGTGTCCACCAACACGCCGAAGGTCTCGGAACTCGACAGCGCCGCAAGCGCCCCGGCCGCGATGGCGCCCGCCGGACCCGCGGCCGCGCCGCCCTCGATCGCGGACTGCGCGATACTGCCGGCGTCGCCGAGGGAGCCGATGGCCTTGGACCTGAGGCCGGACCAGAAGGCGGCGTACTGATCGACCATCTTGGTCAGCTCGGCCAACGCGTCATCGAGCGCCGCCGAACCCTCGTCGATGCCGGAGCCCATGGCGTTCGACGCCGACTTCATCCGGATCGACATCAACTCGAACCAGTCCTCAACCTCGGCGCCCGGGTCGGGTAGGTACTGGAGCTTCTCCATGGCGGTCGCGTAGGCTTCGGCCTCGGGATTGACGTAGCCGGCGCCGTAGAGGACCGAGCCTTGGTCTTTGATCCCCTTGCCAGCAGCCGCTGCCGAGCTGGCAAGCCCGTCGAGCGCGTGGGTGTAGTCCGGGATTTCGGCCGTCGCGCCTTGTACGCCACTGATGAAGTCGCTGAACGCCGTCGCCGCTGCGGAGTTGCTCACGGCGTCGGAGATGGCCGAGCCGATGGCCGCCGCCCCGCCCGCGCCGCTGGCTTGGTTCAGCACGGCGCGCGCCTGTACCTCCGCAAGCGCGTTTGCGATCCCGGCTCCCACATCACCGAGGCCCATCTTGGCGAAGATCGGCGCCATCGCTTGGGCGGTCGTGACAGCCATGCCGAGCAGGTCCATCATGGACGAGCCCACAAAATCCACAACATCGCCGAAGACGTCGGCCACGAACTCGCCGAGCGCCCCGAACGCCACGATCGCCCCGTCTACCGCGGCATCCGTGGCGTCTGCGATCCCGAACAGGTTGTTCTGATACGCGGCGTTGAAGATGCTGATCGCGCTCGCCACCTCGGCGAGAATGAACGCGAAGCCCACCATGGCGACGCCGGCCGCCCCAATCGCGATCAGCATCGGGCCGAGTAGGGTCTCAAGGACCGCCACGGCTGCCGCGAACAGGCTGGTACCACCTGCTGCTGCCACTGCGGCCGTGCCTTCCGCCACCTCGGCCGTCGCCAGCGCCGCGGTGGACGCGGCCGCCGTCGCGCTGGCTGTGGCTGACGCGAACTGCGCCGAGATCCACGCGAGCACCCTCGGAACCAGCCCTGTCAGGATGGCGCCGACGTTGGCCAGACCCGACCAGAGTGTGGACAGGACGGGCCCGGCGCCCGAGATGACCGCGACCGCTCCCGACGCGGCCGACCCGAGGCTGCCGAGGACGCTGGCGGTCTGCGCGATCGGAGCGGCGGCGGCTCCGACGCCCGCCGAAAACGTGCCCATCGCTCCGGCGGCCGCAGCCAGTGCCAAGCCCACCACGGCGGCCTGCATGGCGAAGGCGCGGACCCCCGGCGACAACGCGCTGAAGGCGGCCAGGAGTGCACCGACGTAGCGCGCCGCCTCGGTCGCGCCGTCGATCAACGGCTGCATCGCATCTACCGCCGTGGTCGCGACCGTCGTCAGTGGCGCCAGCAGTTGGGACAGCACGTCCCGGAGCGGCGCGAATGCCTCGCCGAGCACGTTGCCGACGTCGTCCTTGAGGGTAGAGAGCCGTCCCGTGAGGGTGGCGCTCTGCTTCTCCATCGCCCCCGCGGAGTTGGCGACGATCCCGGCCATGATCGCCTTCATGCCCTCGGCCGCGGAGACCCCGCCGGCCGATACCTTGGCCATCGCCTCGGCGACCGACACGCCCATGCCTTCCGCGAGGTAGCGGACGGCCGGGATGTTGTTCTCGGCGAGCTGTTGCAACTCCTCCATCGAGGTCTTGCCCTTCGCCGCCATCTGGCCGAAGGCGGTGGACGCCCGCTGAAGCTCGGGCGTGCCCCCACCGACCGCGGCCACCGCGTCGCCGAGCGCCAACGTGGTGAGTCGCGCCTGTTCGGCGTTGAGGCCCATCCCGACGAGCCGTTGAGCCGAAGCCGACAGCCCGGCGAACTCGAACGGCGTAGCGGCCGCGTCGTCGCGGAGCTGCTCAACGTAGGACCCCGCCGCCTCGGCCGACCCAAGCAGGGTCTCAAATGCGATCTGGGTGGTCTCCATGCTGGCCGCGACGCTCACGCCATAGGCGGCCGCTGCCCCAAGTGCGGCACCGATGGCGGCGGATGCGGCAGTAGCGACGCTGGTGAGCGTGCTGATCGACGACTGCGCGGAGGCCATGCCGGCGTTCCACTGTGTCGCATCCAGCGTCAGCCGCCCATACAACGCCCCAAGGTCAAGCACCCGTCACCTCCGCCCCTTCGCGTCCGCCTTCGCCTTCTCGATCGCCTTCTTCTCGCGTTCGTTCCGGCCCTTGTAGTACCCCGACCACCCGAGCACTTCGCCCGCGGGCCACTGCCGGATCTCGCTGACCCGGTGGCCCGTGGACTCGGCGATCAGGTAGAGGAGGCACTCGGAAGGGTCGGACTCGGCGAGTTTCCCAGGTCGGTCGCCGCCTTGATCTTGGCGCCCACGGCGTCCATGAGCTTGGCGAGCCACCCGCCGACGGGGCGCCCGAGGAGATCCCGGATGTCGTTGTCGGTGAATACGCGGGTGTTGGTGCCAGGGACGTAGGTGCACGCGACCACCATGGAGAGGGTGCCGTGCATCGGCTTGTCCTTGTACAGCCGGTTCATCGCCTCGATGTCCGAATAGTTCGGGTCGCGCACCTCCACAAGACCGGATCCGGTGTCGATGATCTCGGGGTGCCGGTCGGGTTCGCCGGAAAGGAGGGCCGTTCGGAGGGCCGAAAGGCCGAGGGTTGGGTTCATGGTCATGTCCTACGCGCCGCAAGAGAAGTGAACGAGCGTGCCATCCGCGGCTTTGATGACAGTCGCTTGGAGTTCGATGCCGCTTTCGACGAGGCCGTCCACCTTGCCCATGACCTCGGTCTTGGGGATGAACGACCAGAATCGGTACTTGTTGGTTCCGAGCCCCGCCCAATCGATCTCGACGAAGATGCAGGTTTCGGCCGTCGCCTTGGTGTCCCACTTCCACGTATCGCCGCCGGGGTCGAGGTCGGTCAACAGCGGGTCGAGGGTTTCGAGCTTGGCCGTCAGGGTCCGGAGCCCCGTGAGGAACGTCCGGTCCACCGCGCCGAAGACCGAGACGTCGAGCGCATCCGTCGCGATCGTGAGGGTCGCAGCCTTGCCTTGGGCGACGTCGAGTAGGGGGATGTACGTGACATCCACGGTCACGGCGCCCCCGGGCGTCGATGCCAGCGTGACGATCCCGAAGTTGTAGTCCACGCTCAAGATCGTGGCCGGCACGCCGCCATCGTAGGCGACGGGCGTGGCCGACGGATCCCACGCACGGCGGGCGGTGTTGTTGATCTGGTAGCTGTTCCCGGACGTGTTGGTACACGCCTGCGCGGTGACCGCGGTAGGCGTCCCCCCGACGTGGATCAGCGTGGGCCAACCGGCGGAGGCGGGCATCAGATGTTCGTGACCGCGCCGGTGAGCTGAAGCTCACACGCGACATCGACCGTTCCGTCCACCTTGGCAGAGACCTCGAACTTGGTCACCCAGTACTCGCCGCGCCATCCGGCCGTTCCGTTGTACAGGAACTTGACGTGAACGGAGGTCATCGGCGAAGCCTCCGCCGCCGCCTTGATCTTCGCGAACCCCGTATCGCCCGGCTGATAGGTGCCGTCGAAGGAGATCGTCCGCGTCCGAAGGCCCATGATGAAGGTCCGATCGACCCCATCATCGAAAGCCGTCACGTCGAGCGAGTCGGCCGAGAGCGGGATGCTCGCGTTCTTGATGCCCGACACAACGTCATAGGTGCCGCCCGACGTGGTAGAGCAGGAGATGGCAACCGGATTACCGGCGACTGCGGACATGAATCACCCCGAATAGGTCAGCTTGACGTTGAAGGAAAGGCGCGGGTGCTCGGTGTCATCAACCCCGAGGTCGATCCAACCGGCGTCCGTAGAGTGGAGTTCGATGTAGCCCGTTTCGGTCGGATCGACACGCTGGCACGCGGCAAGGCAGGTGTTCGCCGTGGCGGTGGCGGCAGGCCGGCCGTCCACGTCGCCCCTCACGAGCACCTGCATCTTGTAGACCCGTTCGCCAGCATCCACGCCGAGATCGGTCCGGTACGTGCCGCCGTACTGCCGAACGAACACGGCCGCGTGCGGCATCCCGCTCCCCGGGTCCGGCGGGCGCTCGGGGCCGATGAACAGGTTGGTGCCGAGCGTGAGGCTTGCGGCCGCAACGAGGCGCGCCGCGAGAACGGCCTCTGCGTTGTCCGAGGGCATCGCCATCAGGTACCGCCCGGAGACGTCGGGTAGACCGACGGGAGTACACCACCGCCGAGCGAGACGGAGGCCGCAGCGACACGGGCGACGGTCTCGCTGGCCTCCTGCGCCTTGTCGTCCATCGCCGATTCGAGGTACTTGGCCTGCCCGACGGGGTGACGGTACGACAGGTCCTCGTGTTGCCGGACGGCGTAGGACTCGGCCGGACCGCCGAATCCGAACTCAACGACCACGTCGCTGCCGTCCATCTCAGGGAGGGTCACGTAGCCCGATCCGGCCAGCGTGCCGGTGTCCACGGGGGATCGGCGCTTGGCCTCCTCCATGATGACGTTCCCGCCCGCGTACAACCCCGCACCCGACGCACGGATCCCGGCTGCCGACGCCTTGCCGAGATTGTCGGTGAACGCCTTGGATCCTGCGAAGGTGAGGGAGACGCGACCGCGGGCCATCAGACGTAGACCTCCCAGTGATCGGTGGTCCCCGCCAACTCGCCCGAGATGGGCTCGATCAGCATCGGGCGCCGAGCGAGAGACGCCGTTGCCGACGAGTCGCCCGGCATCCAGATCCGGTCCATCTTCCCGACGGCCGTGTTGGTAAAGATGACGTGCGACGTCTTCAACTCCTCACCGTTGGCGCCGGGAATGATCCTGGTCTCTTGCTCGACAGCGACCGAGCGAGCGGCAGGGGTGCCCCACGTCGGCTGCCCCGAGGTGTCCCGGCCGGTCGCGGTGGCCACGTAGATCGTGGCGGTCATCGTCCGCGTGATCTGACCGTCCATCAGGGCACCAGCGCGGGTAGCGGCGAGTCCGAAAGCCCAGGGTATACGTAGTCATCCACCGAGATGATGGGCTGTACCGCGTCGGTGTCCTCTCGGAGGGTGGACTTGTCGGCCTTGCTCGTGCCGCCTGCGTAGGGTCCGGCGGTGGACGAGGCGAACGAATCGGCCTCCAACTTGGCGATCAGGCTGACGAGGTTCTTGTACCGCTGGGACGCCGAGACCGAGACCTTGCCGCGGGTGAAGTCGGCTTGCTGTGCGAACCGAGCGAGCAAGCCTTGAGCGCTCGACAGGGTCGCGAGGGGCACGGAGTTGGACGCCATCGAGAGCATCGCCCCGATCTCCTCATCGGAGAGCGTGGGGTCCGCGCCGGAGACCGTGTCGCCGATGTTGAACCGGACGAAGTCACGCCGCTCTGCCGCGGTCGCGGTGCCCGGTACACCGGCGTAGGTCCAGGTCACGCCGCCGCCTTGGCGGGCCGGGTGTCCACACGGTACGCGAGCCCGTCGGGGCCCCGCGCCTCGGGGTGCTTCTCGGCGAGGTGCGCGACGCTGGCCGGATGCCCGCAGAGGGGGCACGGACCACCCGCGAGGGCCGACTTGTGATCGTCGTTGGAGAGCGTCACTTCGATCTCAACCCACGCCGGAGCCGGGTCGGTGCCGCCACCACCGTCGAAGCCGTGGGCCGCGCGCCCGTGGGCGTCGAGGTCGGCGTGGCCGGAGAACGGCAACCCACACACCGCGCACGC